ATGCGCCGACTGAAGAGAATCGCCATTGCGGCGGCTGCGTCGATCGCTTGTTTCATACCGAATTTTTCGGCGGCAGGGCAGGGGGTATCTTGCGCCTCGCTGATCGTGATCGACGGCGACACCATCAAATGCGACGGGCAGAACATGCGGCTGCTGGGCGGGGGAGTGCCCTTTAAGTCTGGTGTGGATGCGCCCGAGATGGGAAGCCGTGCCAGATGCGAGTTTGAGCGGGATCTAGCCCTGAAGGCGAAGTCACGCTTGAAAGAACTGCTGCTGGCCGGCGTGCCTCGCATCGAGGACAGCGGCGCAAGGGACCGGACGCAAAGCCGTCGGCCGCTTGTGAATATCTATCTCCCCGATGGCCGGGAAGCTGGTCAGGTTCTTATGGGGGAAGGGTTGGCGCGCGAATGGCGCCCGAAGCACCGCATTGATTGGTGCAATTGATCTGCACATACCTTAAGGGGGGTGCAGACTTATGGGCGATTGCCCGGAAGTTCAACGGAACCCGCTGGCAGTACGAGGCTGCTGGCGGGGTTTTTTTACCCGCCTCGACGGATCAGTTCCTTTTGCAGGTCGTCGACCTGATCACTCAGGCGATCGATGGCATCGCAGATCTTGTCTGTCCCGCGCTCAAACGACTTGCGCATATTGATGGCTTCAGCCGTATGCGCCCTGACCGCCTCGGCGGCATTATTAAGTGCAGTGGGATCCACGATGACGGCGGCAACCTGCGCAGAAGCCTGACTCTTTTGCGGAGACGTGTTCGCACCAGCCGAAAGCCCGAAGTGCCTCACTGCAAAAATCACAGCCAGCGTCACGCCAAACATAACCAGCGCCAGCGGCGGAAGATCAGCCAGTTTTTCCATTGCGAGCTTCTCCCTGATCATGCGCCGCGCGGTGGATGTTGATCAGCTCTCCAATTGCGAAGAGCGGATAGATGGCAATCCACGTACTGATGACTCCGGAAGATGCAAAAGCGTATGCTATACCTGACCAGATCATGCACCCGGCTGCTGCCGAGAATTGCCGTATCTGTGGTGTGACGTTCTTTCTGGCGCCATTGATGACGAGGCCAATGATACGCAAGCACCCGACGACAAACATGATCCAGCCAAGAAAATCCTCCGACGGCACGATCTCGTTAAAGCCCATGAACGCCGGTTGATTGAAGGTCTGCGATGGAAGGAGGAGAACCCACCCGAAGGCGATGAGATGCCCAGCCATGAACCATTCCATCATGCGTGGGCCGAAGCGGTGCTGGATCCGCACCCACATTCCCGTGCCCTGATATCCACTTTCCATTGTCGCTCCCGCCGTCATTTCCGGCAGGCAGCGTCTTGGCTGCACTGGCGATTGTTGGAGTAGATTGCGGGACCGGCTATCGGATCCTGTGAAGCGAGACGTGCGGCCTCTGCGTCCGAGAACTGGATGCGCTGATACCCGCTACCGTTAATCGCAGGCGCTGTCTGGCAAGCCGCTATCGCGCATGAAGATAAGGCAACGGTGACGATCCGACAGGCTACGGAAAGAGGCATTGTTTTTCTCCAGAGTGTTGATGCGCTGAATGGCAGCTTTTGCCGCCTCGATCTGGGCGACTGATTTGCCCTCGCGCTTTCCGATCTGAAACGACGCGATGGAAAGCAGGGCAGCGCCAATAACAGCCGCCGCCCCGATCTTGAGCCAGCCGGGAACAAGCTTCCACATCAGGCCATCCCCCGCACCTGGTCGGACACGGCCTTTGCATCAGACTTTTTGCGCCAGAGAAGAAATGCACCGGCCAGGGCGAAAGCCAGAAGCACAAGGGCAAGATTTTGCCACGGCATTGAGCCGACAGCAGCCAGACCGGAAGAGAGGCCACTACCTGTCACGACAGGCACGATAACCTCTTTCGATTTCCACCACGGCGCATCGAGGCTGGGTGGTGTAACAGCGACTGGCTTTTCTTCTGTCACTGGCGCGGCCTTGATCTGGGCTTGTGCAACCTGCGCTTTCGGCGCGAGCTCGACGAGCATCAGATGAATGGCAGCGCGCGTCTGCGGGCCGTCGAGACCATCCAGATTGCCGGCATATTTTCCTGCCCGCCTTGCAGCACCCTGAAAACCTCGAATGTCCTTGACATCAAAACCCAGCACCACGAGGCCGAGGCGAGTATAATAATCGAGCCGATCGGCAAAACCATTCAGGCCGCCATTGATGCGACGCGTGAGCATCTCGGCGTCGTTGCGGTCAGCATAGCGATTGAGGCTCTTCCGGTCGGGATTTCCCTCATCCCAATACCAGATGGCAGAAAGGCCCTCCCACGGATCTGTGTTGATAAGATCCGGATTGGAAACGAAGTCGGTCGGATTGAGATCCTTCCGTTTGCACCATTCGTAAAAGGCACGGATGTTGTATGCGCCTGTCACCTGGATAGGTCCGCGACCACGGTTCTTGAAACCGTCACCATCTTTTGCAGGCGTGTTGCCAAGATCGGCGCGGCTATCATATCGCTCCTGCGCCGGCGTCGGACCCCAGATCTCGCGATCGTACTTGAAAGAACCGCTTTCGTGCATCAGCTGCGCGAGGAATGCGACGACGCGGTGAGGCAGATCAAGGCCGAATTCAGGCCCGTACTTGCTGAGCGCCATCATCACCGAGTTGAGGTTGCTTTCATTTACGCGCGTTTTCGCGGCCGCGCGCACCCGCGCAGCGGTAACAGCCGTCATGGGCATTCTCCTGATTGTTGATTCACGACGAGCCGTTTGGTCGCCATACGAGAGCGCCGCATGTCCCCTGAAACAGGCTGCGGCATTGAGGCCTCGGCGCTTTATTGCGACGGGCCTCTTTTGTTTCGTGGGTTATGGGCCCCACGACATGGCGATAAAAAAGACCCGCCGAAGCGAGCTCTACTTATCACAGAAGAAGAGAATGTTGGCGGTACCTAAGGGCGTTCTGAGGCTCTTACGCCGAGGCAGCCTCTCTTAGGTGGTCCTCAGTCACCACATTGGGTACATATGGCAACAATCCTGATGAAATCTTTGCATCCAGCGAGTTCAGAAATTGCTCTGGATGTTCAGCATTACCGAACCGCAAGTCCTCTTTCCGGAACCGCCACCACTGCAATTTCTGAATACGGGCTATCACGGTCTGGTCAAATCTGGGTCGGATGACCCTTGCGGGCGTCCCTCCGACAATAGTGAATGGAGCAACGTCTTTGACAACAGTCGCGTTTGCGGCAACCACAGCTCCATCTCCTATTGTGACGGAATTTGAAAGTGTGACACCGGCGCCAATCCACACGTCGTTGCCGATGATAATATTGCGCCTTTTCCTCTCCCTAGCGCTCAAATCGCCATCGAGACCGTGATAGCCAGGAGTGAGAAAACGCGGGGACGTTGAAATCCAATCGGGGAAATGTCTCTCTCCGAAAATTTTAAGCCCCCCAGCGATGCTGCAATAGCGCCCGACCTGGATGCCCCACCCCAACTGGCTATTGCTGTAGCTCGCATATCCCATGCTGGATATATAGGCGGTATTGCAATGGACAGCTGCGGTCGGCTCGATACGAAGACCCCTTACTACCATCACCGACTGGTCGGGCAATTTCTCCAATTGGAACTGGATATTGTGTTCCGCCAGCAGGTTTCTGATGGACTTATACGGTACATGAAACCCGTCAGTTTCGATTTGGCTACCTTGTGCGTGCATGCAAAATGGTTAGCGCCACGGTGATGAGGATGCAACTGTCGCTTTGCTGACTCCAACGCTTCAATACGCGCGTGGGGTCTCCGTGCAATGAACAGGATAGTTGGCTCTCCCTTGAGTTTACTAGCCAAACAGCTCCATTAACATCGCCCCCCCGTCGAGGCCATCTTGCATATTGGTGCACTTCAACGGTTTAGACGTTTATCATGTCTTCCGCACAGAGGATGTCGTTATTATCCCTTATCGCCGTTACCTCCTGGTCATCATCTCTCGACGCCTGCCGCGAACTTACGCCGACACAGTGTTTCAAGAACAGGGCCATGACGTGATCTACACCTTCTTGCCGAACGGTGCGCAGATCGTCTTCGTAATAAGCACCGCCGTTGAAGTTGCCAGTTATCACTTCGTAGGACGGAAAGTAATGAACACCATCATGCTTTGTCGCCATGTCTGCCGCCACGCGTAGCACAGACTTACTGTACGTCGTTGACTGAAGAACATGGCGAGGCTCAAACGTGGCTTTCAGAGGCACAGGTGAAACCGTCAGTATGAATTTTACCCGCGGGTTTATAGCCCTGATTTTTTCAATTGAAGCCACCAAATCACCGTAGACCTCATCGACCGTGAAGTTGACAAACTCGTACTTGTCCGCATCCATTTCTCCGGCTGCAACCCCTGGGGCGATCGGGAAAACTGCGCCGTCGATTTTGGACCTCCAAGCCTCAGTAAGACCGAGGGTAAACACGAAATAATCCATCTCCCCGATCATCGTACGGACGGCGGCAAAAAGCTCTTCGCGCTGACGCTCGATCGCGCTGACACTGCTTCTGTCCGCGAGCGGCATTTCGGGTCGGAAGGGATCGGCGAACTGGCCGTCTTTGGTCTGCCAGGCCGTGTCAACAGGTGTGAATCTGCCATACGCGCGATCTATCAGTTGTGAGAGCTGCGCAGTGGTATAAACGTTGCCGTATCGGGCGGAATAGATACCATAACCGAGGTTCTTCGGACCTGTTTCCGCAACATAGTAATTTAGCCCACTGGCCGACAATGCTTTCGCGATGTGTTGCGCGAAGCAAGAGCCTGCGGTCGCAACTTTATCTTTTGCAGTGAGCGTGAACTCTGATGATACGACCGGGTCAACCTCACTAATTGCGACGCCCGAGAAAGACTTCTTCCAGCTCTGAAAAGCCGGTATCGAGCTGTAAGGGTGATCAGCACGACGTCCACGATCTTTGTGCTTCGCAATCGCTGACCTGTAAGAATCGGACATTGCCGGGTTCTTGCCGATCAACTCTCGCTGCATCGGGGCGTAGGCCTCATAAGACGCATCAACAAACTCTTCAATTGTGAAAAACCCGCTTCCGCCTCTGAGCCGCTCGTCGCGTTTGAAAAGCTCGCTCCCCCTCATGCCGTGCGCCTGCGCGATAGCAGGGTACACGGGCATGATCGGATATCTCAGAAGATTGTGATCAGGCAGGATCCCGTTGTCGATGATGGCAAAACCGTCGCGAGAGAGAACGGCCTTAGCGACATCCATAATCGGGCCGATCGCGGGGTGGTTCATCGTCAGCATGAAGGGTGCACCAGCCTTCATCCAAGTGTCAAATAGGCCTTCCAGATTAATTCCGGCAGTGGTTCCCTCTTCCATCAGCAGGCGCTTCGAGGTCTGGAAAAATCTTTCGGCCCTAAGGTTTGTGAACGTTTCAGATGAGAAAAGAGAACTTGCCTCTTTGGCCGTCAAGCCGTGCCACCACGCCGCGAAAACTAGACCGCTGTGGTAGGCACCAATTGGGGAGAGACTGCGCTTGCCATTATATGTCAGGTAAATATTCTCTGGATGAAACCCATTGAAAGACACCCTCGGGAAAATATGAACCCTGTGCCTTCTGCGCTCGTCTTCACTGAGACTCTCATAAAAAGGCGGTTGGACATAGGCGAAATCGAACCCCTTGATTAAAGCATCAAGGCTCTCATCAGCCGTCGATCCCAGCTCGTGCGCTGAAAACTTTACATCGCGAACCAGCATATCTGCACATTTGGCGAAACTGAAAGACTGGCAATTTCCGATTACTAAAGCTTTCAACTGTCATCCCTCGTTCTGAAAAATTGACCGGGTTTTTATAGTAAGCGTTCTACCCGATCAATCTTGGGAAACATAGACCTAGAAGCCGTCGCCTATTTCGAGAGATGACAGCCTTTCCTCAAATCCTCTAAGAATGAACAGCGACAGCTGGTCGGATCGGAAACCGAAAGCGCTACCGGCCAGCCTCGTTATGACTGTGCCTCCTGTAGGCATCCCGTTATCGTCTAGTTCTATCTCGCTCTCCTCTCCCCATTCATCATAGCAGATGAAGCCGTAGCGCATGGGATCGAGGCCGTGCGACAGCATGATCTCAATAGCTCGCTGCACGGTCATCCCCACATGCAAACGCGCGGCATCGCCTTTCTGCTCTAAGGAGAGCAGAAACTGGAACGTGCCAATCTCTCTAGCCAGATCCTTAGCTGCCTCGATCTCTTCTTTCGTCAGCTTGGAGACAGGAGTTTTCAGCCTCCCGTCAGACGTGTTGATCGTGCCAACAGCCGCCCTGACGTTATTCCACCGTACAGCAGCAGTGCCAAGGTCGATTGTGGCATCAGTGGCAGGGCGAAGAACCTGATTTGCGACAGCAGCATTGCTGACAAAACGAAAGACTTCATTGCCGCCTACTCCGATTGCAAGGTTGTTTCCAGACGGCCGGAAAAACCCCATGTTGTCGGCCGGAAGACCTAGGTTAAAGATCGGGTTCGCAGCGGAGCCAGTTTGTCCATCGGCCCGAAAATCGACAGACAAGTCTTTGTTGCGGATGCGGTCAATTGTGATCTTCGCAGTCCCGCTCTCATCTGCAACAGTCCAAGTTCTGTTGTACTCAAAGGAGAGGTCTTTCCGGTTAAGATTGATGCGGATATCTGAAGTGCCCGCTCTTACAGTGAACACGCGGTCGAAGTTCTGCGACACCCCATCCGTAGTGACGACGACACCATCGAAGCTTACGTTCTCGGATTTGAAGCTGACGTCGTTCTCATCGGGCGCGATGTTTATCATGCACGGATTGATATCCCCGACATGATTGATGGCGATATTCCTGAAGTGGACATTCTTCTGGCCATAGACCGCAATCGAGTACCTGCGCGATACGCTATCGGCGTTCGAGCGGATACCTTCGGCGCGGCAATGTAGGCACTCGTCTCAAATGGGGTAAAGAGGTCAACATTCTCACCAGTCATCTCAAAGCGGAAGCCGGTAATTTTGACCCGCTCTGCCCGAACGTCATCCGAACCCACGATGAAAGCTGGTTCCTCTGGATCGGCGTGGAGAATTTCTCCGCTTCCCTCGCTGTCGAGCCAGATACCCTTGCCGGTGATGATGTGCGTACCATTATTGACAACCTTGCATCCGCCGAACAAGAAGTGACCCCCTTTGGCGTTAGCGTACGCGATAAGCCTCGCTAAAGCCGCGGTATCGTCAGCCGTCCCAGTGACCCCAAAAGATCGGCAATGGATCGTGGGGCCAACAAGGTACCAGTTACGAGCCGTAGCGCCGCCACTTAAAACCGCCGGGACCGTGCCGTTATCTTCATCTGATAGGAGTGCCCCGCCACCGTCCCCCGCCGCATAATAACCATTTGTCCGAATGAAGTTGATACCATCGGGGATTGTCAGCGAAGAAAGCCCAACCGCCGTGGCATAGATCGGCACATTGCCCTGCGACACAGCATCAGACGCATAGCCCGCAGCAATATCACGAGCGGCTTCCGACCTGTCTGCCTCACCTCTTGCGCGATCGGCTTGTGCCGATGCTTCTGCAATCAGGGATCCAGCCAAAGCGGGGAGATTGGGCCCTGGAATGATGGAGGTCCCTTTTTTCATAAGGGTGTCTCCGTCAGAAAGCTCTTCTGTTATCTGGAGGCCCGGAACACCGATCGCCGTTGTGATCGACCTGTCGCTGACGTCTTTGATAGTCTGGATCTGCATGACCGCCATATCAAAGCGGTCCTCCACCACATTCGGGTAGTAGGCGCCTTGGTTTTCGAGAGATGTCTCCTGCGTGAAAGGAGGTTTCCGGAAAATAAACAGCCGCTCTCCCGAGGCTAAGGGGGTAGTCTTCACGACGTCGCCACCCGCCTCATTACCGACGCCTGACACAGAATAGTCTCCCGCATCGAGAGACAGATCACGTCGCTGACTATCGGCCGCGATGACCGTAACCCGTAAATGTTCGTCGCTGACGACTTTGAAGCCATAGGGGAAGACGGTAGCAGAGCCATTCCCGAAATACGGACCAGCGGTACTAATTTCGCTTGAAACCGTCATTCTTCACTCCATAAAAAAAGCGCCCCGAAGAGCGCTTGAATGTCCGTTGATTTCAGGCCAGTCATTTCGACTTGCCCATGATGTATTCGATTGGCGAGACGTCCTCGCCCTCCGTCTGCCTCCAGGTCGCGTCAACGAAGCGATTGATCTGGGTAGAAGGGATATGCAGGAACAAGCCGCCGGCATCGACCAGCGACCGGACGAAAGCTTTGTCTACCTCGCCTTGAGAAGCTTGAAAGATTGGCCTCGCAATAGTGTCCATGATTGAGCCGTACGCACCGCCTCCGCTGAAACCCTGAACGCCACTGGCAATGTCACGAACGAAAGGCAGTGTGCCCGCAGCAGACAAAGCTGTCTGCTTCGCAAGAAACTCCGCCCAGCCTTCCTTGTCGTCATCGTCATCATCGCCCCACGGCAACTGGCCGCGCACGGCGGCAGCAAGCAATGCTTCGACGGTGAACAGCATCACCATGTCCGATGTCCACGACAGAACTTGTCGCGGATCATTGAACTGCGTCTGGCGGGTCTTCTCGTAAGCGACATTGAATTTCGCGAACATGTAAGACCCGAGCGCCGTGAACAGCCGCACCACATCGTTCTGGCGAACATTGCGGGACAGCGAACCGCGTTCGATCGGAGTACGGTCAGAGAAATTGCCGGACGCCGCGGCGCGCGCAACGATCCGGTCAGCATAGGCGATTGCATCAGCTTCGCTCTTGCCTTGCTCTGTAGCCTGCCGATAGCCCGCCAGCCATGTGGGCATATCTACCGTGTAGAACTGCGCCTTCTGCATCAGCCAGAAGCCCCACGGTGCAAGATATTCGCTCGTGAATTGCGATACCCGGTTCTGCGACGGCCCTGTCTTCGTGTCGCCAAGGATGTCGTAGATATCCTTATTGAACGTGGTCTCACGCTCACGCATGAACGGTGATTTGTCGATGATGATGTTGGCAGCGCTTCCCGGACCGCTCAGAGGGCGACGGAACACGTCCTGAATGCCGAGCAACATATCCTTCTTGCCCACGACGACAAACGACTGCGCTAGGCCTGTAGGCTGAAGAAGAACCGTTGTCAGGTTGAACGCCAGCTTTGAGACCGTGAAACCGGATTTCAGCTTGCGAGACCAACGGTTCATGAAGTCCGCGCCGCGCACCTCACCGCTTGCTACATCCTGGAGCCAGACTTCTAGCGCGTCGAAATCAGATTTCATGCCGCGATCTAGAAACGCACTCTTCACCTCGTTGTTTTGCAAGATGCGCCAGGAGTTGGCCACGACCTCAGACAGTGCCAAGTCGTGAATGACCTGGTTGATGTGGCCGTGTAGGACCCCGAGATCGATCAACACCGGTCGGCCGGACGAATTGCTACGCTCCTTTGTGTGGCCGTTCTTGGTCTGGGCCTTGCCGAAGCGACCGCCTGTCATCGATGCGGCCAAATCATGGAGATCATCGTCGCGCGCCAGAGACGATAGCTCGGCGTCATACTTCAACGGGTAGTAACCGCCCCTGAACGTTCCGAACTTCGTCTGAACCTCACGAGGGGCAATCTTCTCAGGAGCCACGCCAGTCACGCGCTTCTCGCGGGCCTCTATCTCAGGCCAGTAGCTATCGATGAAGTCCCAGGCTGATTGTACGAATTTCCAGTCACGCTCATCCAGCCTGGATATAGCGACCTCGATCTGCCCCGGCTGGAAGTGGCCCTTTACCTTGCTGTCCGTCAGCCGCTGATAGTTTCCTTCGTTGCCCACGTTCAGCGCCAGCGAAATCAGGTCCCATTTCGAGAACTGGCCATTCAACTCGGGGATCGACTGCAACGTGGTCATCTTGCGGCGTTCTTCCTTCGAATAGACGGAATAGAGCTGCTCGAATTTTTCTCCTGCCTCCCGGCGCTTGATCGTCAATTCGTTCACTGCGTCGTCGATCGGCGCTTTGATGTGCCGGTAGGCAGCCCCTTCCTTAAAACCGTCGATCTCACGGAGGATTGTATCTGCCGTCTTCACGAGGTTCAGATAGCTCCTGAACCCTTCCTTTGCCCCGCCACGGCCGGACTTGGCGCGGGCAGGCGCGTCGCCTTTCACGTTCTCGTCGAACTCGGCCAGGATATCGTCGACAACAACGTCGAGATCCCGCTCACGCTTCGAGTCCTTCAGGCGCTGTTTCAGACGTGCCGTGTGCTCGATGTTCTTCAGCGTATCAATGACGCCCCGCAGTTCATCAACAGTCAACTGCTTGTAAGGCCTGCGCTGCGCGTTCTGAACCACCTCATCAGGGATGGACAGTTCATTCTCACGGCCCTCCGCAGTCATCCGCGCAATGTAATTTAGCAGCGAGCCGCGCCGATCTTCGTCCCGCGCCGAGACGCGGCGGAAGTCATATCGCTCGAGCAATTCATCAATCGCTTCGAGATAATCCCCAGCCAGCGAAGTCCGCGTCGATTTCTTCCCAAGTCGCGAGACAAACCGCTCTGCCTTCTCGACCTCTTCCGCGGCCTTGACGCTCTCGTTATAGAGCATGTGGTTCAGCAGCTGCTTACGCTTCTGCTCGACCAGCCGTGAAACCGCGTCGTTGTACCGATCGGTGGAAGCATTAGCCCGGTCGGTCGCAGAGTTGGTTGCGCGAAGAGAGCCGTCCTTTACTGCGGCCTGCACATCGCGGCGACGCTGTCTTGACCAAAGGTTTTCACGCTCAACCAGCCGAGCAAGCTTGATGGCTTCGTTTGCAGCCTTGCGCTCCGCGGTAAGGAAGCGGTTGCTTGCAACGGCATCACGAACCCGCATCCGGCTGACGGTGATCCTCGCTGCCTCCCGGGCCTGGGCAACGGTCATATCCGCTGAGGTGTCGCCAGCCCGCGCTTTGAGAACCTTTAGTTCAGCCGCAAGAAACTGTGCTTGCTTGTCATTGTGATAGGCATCGAGGGCTCGTTCTTCGATCTGTCCATCGCGCAGGATGTCCCCATGACGTTCACGCATGACGCGCTCGACTTCGAGATCAATTGCTTCCTTGCGAGCAGGCGCCTGCTCAAGAGCCTTCACCAGTCCGTCGCCGCTATCGAAGCCAAACCAGCCCGCAACCTCGTCAGGGTTCATCCCGCCTTCGTTGGCGTAAACAGTGAACTTGCCGCGCGGAAGGGTTTGCAACACGCCTTCGCCATATCGCTCGACCAGCGCCTGCCGATCAAGCCGCATGTCTGGCATGCCTTCGGGAGCCTCTTCACCAAACCAACGGCGGTTGCCGAGCCATTCCCATGCTCGGTAGACCGGCATACGGTTCACCTGCTGGCTGACTTCGTCACGAACCTTGCTCTTTTCTTCGCGGTACCACTTCTCGGTTTCGCGCTGGATCGGCGCCATCACTTCGCGGCGGAGCTTGGCGTTCGCAGCCTCGACGGCTTGATCGTGGAGCTTGACCAGATGGCGATAATCCTCCGTATTCAGGCCTGCAGCCTCAGCAGCAGCGAAAAGCATCTCGTCTGATAGATCGGAGCGCGCCGCCTCGATTTCCGCGTCTGTGGCAAGCAGACGGTCAAATACGCCCTTCATCTGAGGCGAGACTTCAACGTTCAGGCCACGCAGGTTCTTGTAGAGGCGGACCAGCCATTGAGCGAAGCGCTCGAAGGCAGAGCGAAGCTCAATCGAGGGCGCTTTGCCTTCCATCAGGTACGATTCAAAGCCCCGGGCAAACTGCTCATGCACGCCGACGTCCACGGCCGCATCGATCGCTGCGTCGCCCGTAGTGCCTTTCTCAAGCACATTGCGAACATGATCGGCAGTCACATCAAGGCCAGACCCTGCTTTAGCGTCGGCGGCAACAGCATCCGCATTTTCAGCCCACCAGCCGCGCACCGCTGCGTACATCTCGACCAGATCGGGGCTTACACCCGGAGGCGTCGCCATATCCTGCAGCATGGCAAGGAAGTAGTGGCCCGATTCGTGAATGAACGTAGACAGGTCTGCGCTCTCAAAAAGGCTGATGATGACGGCACTGTCTTGAGCTCCGCCCAGCGGAAGCTGAATAGAGCCTCTACGGCCCTGTCCCAGGGCTTTGCCGCTCTCGCTTTCGGCCTTCTGAAGTGCAGCGCGAATAACGTCGTCGCTGTCGTTCAGCGAAACACCAAGCTCATTGAGGTAGGCGAGATTGCGCTCCATTGCTGCGGCTCGTTCGTCAACAGCAACTTCACCGGAATACTGAACATTGCCACGCAGCTCTTCGTCGATAGCGTCGAGCAGGGCGTTCCCAATATTGGGTAGCTCGGTGCCATTCTCCACAGCAGCGCGATATTCGTTGGCTACGGGATTATCCCGAAGATAACCCGCCTCGATCATCGCTTGAGCGACGTCGTCGATACCGTACTTCTTGCCGGAGCCGCCGCCAAACATGTCTTTGATGCCATCGACTACGCCCCCGCGCGCCAGGCGCAACGTCTTCTTGCCCTTACCTCGCTTGATGACCGCAGCATCGCGAGATTTGAGTTCTCCGCCAACATCATTGATGCCGCCGTATTCAGAGATGGCCTCAAGCAGCGACGGTCCGTTATCCACCGGCTCGGGCTTGTAGCTCCGCATCTCCGCCAGTTGGCGCGTCAGCTCGTCGACATTCTTCGTCTTCATGCCCTCAGGCACCGCGCCCCGTACTTCTGGGAGCGGGTAGCGCTGCGCGAACTCTTCCTGCGTCAAGCCAGAACGTTCGGCCATGGTACGGCGCATCGCGATCAGCGGCATAGCCTCAAACCGGGCGACGTCGGTGGAGCGGCCGGCGGCACGCAGGCGGCCTACCAGATCGTCTAGTTCCTGTACGTCAACCGCGCGCTGGCTTTCCTCCGCGATGCGAGCCGCTTCCGATTCCTCGAATGCCTGCATCTGGATTTCGGAAGCACGAGCATTGAATTCCTGCGCCTCTGCGAAGGTCATGGCTTCCGGATCAAAGCGCATGTTCTCGCGAAGGAAGCCATCAAACTCTCCGCCAGCAATCTTCGCCGCATAGGTGGCAGTCGGGATTTTGATATCTCCACCGGTCGAGAGCGCAGTTTCCCAATCCGCTACGTCAACGCCTGGGAGCTCCGCGAGAAACTCCGCCGGATCGTAGCGGTAACTCTGGAAAAGCTCTTGCAGCTTGGCGGCAGGGACAAAGATATCCTCGATCGGCGTGCCCTCGGTTGCACGGCCAACGAAGTCCATAAAAGAGCCATCGAGACGCTGGCGCAGCTTTGAAGACGATGACTTGTCGCCCAGCTGGTCAATCAGCGCCTTTGCGTCTTCTGCACCCTTCGCTGCGCCACGATCTTTGATGAAGCGGCGGCCAGCCATACCCATGTCGAAAGGCGTGGAGGCGATCTCCGCCAAGCCTTCGGCAATGATCTCGTTCCAGTCGATCTCTTGTCCAGCCGCTCGGCGCGCGGCATATTCGCCCAGCGATCCATTTACGGCCTGCTGCACCGACTGCGCCACCGCTTCAGCGATCGGGTTCTTCGACAGGACGCGACCAGCGAGACCAAGCGACGCAGCGTCAAAAGCGGTAATCACCATGCCGCGAATAACGCCTCGATCATTGGCTTCCTTTAGCAGATCTGGGTCGCCAAGCAGCCGTTCGATGCCTTCAGCTTTGGTGAGGTCCACACCCTTCTCCGCCAGGTACTCAGCAGGCGACGTAAAACGCTCAGTCGCATAGTTCGCGGAGAGGCCGGCTGCCATACCCGCTTGAGGATTACGGGTCGCGATAGTGGTGCCTACACCGGCAGCGATCTGCGGCGCCATTTCACCCATCGTTTCGGCGGCCCATGAAAGGACGCCTATCGGGTTCTCCAGCAGCGTGGCGCCGATGTTCTGGAAGACCTCGCCAAACGACGCGCCTTCCTTGAACATGCTTTCCTCTGCCTTGGTGGCGATGCCTGACTTCGGCGTTGATTTGAGCGTTTCGACGCTCTGGCCTAAAGCGCCCGCGTAATCACGAGCCGCAGCTTCATCGTCCGTACCAATCAGCTCAGCATAGCGCGCATCGATGTATCGGGCCGAGGCGCCCACCAAATCAGACAGGTTGACCCACGGGCGCACCTCACCGGCTGGTGTTTGGATCGTATCGCGCTCGCTGTCGAGAATTTCCCCGAACGACATCTTGCGATCTTGCGCGCGCCCGGCCGTCTGATTCAGCATGTACTGATTGTAGGTTTGATTGAGCCGCGAGCCCGAGCGAGACAGCGTGTTGCGCGATCCACGGGCCGCCCCCTCAAACCACGACATGTTTTCCACGTCGTCCCAAGCGGCGCGCGCGTTGTTGGCGTCCTTCAGCCACTGTGCTGTACGAGGGGAACCGCGGAGGATCGACGTGTTGCGGAGACTATCAAGTCGCGATTGAAGAATATCGCGGCCAGCGTTCGCCAGATCAGGAGTAAGGCCGAACGCTTTACCCAACTTGACGTCGCTCGCAAACGCATCAGGGTTTACCTTCCGCGCGTCATTGAGAATGAAATCCGTGGCGTTGACGTTTGCATTGTCCTGCTTCGTCTTCCAGGATTCGTATTCTTCAAGTGTCGGCATCTTTGCTCCGAAATAAGGTTACTGGCCAAGAAGGAAGCGGGCATATTCCTTGCTCACGTCTTCCTGCGATGGCGCTCTGCCAGTGGCGGCACGAAGATCGGCCTTGATCCGGTCTCGCAGATCGGTCGGTATATCCTCGTAGGGAATTTTGACTTCGAAGGACGTGCCTTCCTCGCGGCTGTTCGCCTCGAAAAGAAACTGCCCATCTGTTTCGTTCGTACCCCACAGGGTTCCAGGCTTCTGAATGACGATGGGTAAAAGAAGTTCGTTGATCAGCTTCTGGTTTTCCGTGAAGGTCGGGCTCTTCCCGCCGTTCTGTTTTTTGAATTCGTCGATGCGCTCTTTTAGCTCGCTCTGGAAACGTCCGATCCTCGCTTCCATCGCCGCGCGGTCTTCAACGTTGTCGCTTTTTATGCCCGTCGTTGTGAGGCCGGCAGAACTGAGGGACTGCTCCGCTTGCTTGAACGCTGACGAGTACATGCTGCCGTCTTCTTGCGCCTTACGCTGGTCTGTCAGTGCTGTCTGGCGCCAGCCCGTAACGGTCTGCCAATCCGAGTTCGAAAGCTTGTCGCGATACTGGAAAAGATCGGTCTGCGAGAACGAAGCAGGGTTGTTGGCGTACTGGGTTTGCAGGTCATAAAGGACTTTGTAATCCGTCGTGGGCTGCCCCTGCGAGCGCACTTTCTCCTGGTAGCTCATGAGCGTTGTCATTCCGCTCGCGCCAAGAACCTGCTGCGTCTCTATTGGGATCGAGCTGATGCTCATCGACGGGTTGGCAATAACCTGCTGCTCTGCCCAGGTTTGAACTTGCTCCCGCTGCGCATCCATGACCTTCTTCTGTGAGGTGTAGTACGCGTCCACAGCCTTCCTGGTCGCCTCGCGCTCCTCCGGGTCTCTGATCTGGCTCAGCTGATCATAGATATGCGCAATGCCCTGAGGCGAATAGTTTGGCATCTTGGCCGTGTTTTCGCTGACGGCTCCGGCCGTCCGGAAGCCAAGCAGATCCTCTTTCTTATAGGTCGACGTCTTCACGCTGTTCGACTGGTTGCCACCCGTAACGATGATGTTGCCGTTTTGGTCAAACCCATTGAAGAAGCCGACATGACCCTGAATTTCACTGTTGCCACGCTTGAACACAACGACGTCACCGGGTTGGGGATTGTCCGTCGGCAAGCCGAAGTTCAGAAACGACCGAGCATTAAGCTTGCCCGTGCCCTCTATACCCTGCGTTGCTAGCACAGCGTTCACGAAGGCCGCGCACCAAGGGGTCACGCGGGGATCGATCGAAATGCCCGCGGAATTCTTGATAAAGCTCGATATCGCGGCAGAATCCCGCGTCTCAGTCAGCCCTTTCAATGACCCAAGAACCTGACCAATATTCCCAGTGACTTGGGGGATACCCTGCCGTGGCGCCGGTGTTACCCGTTCAGGGCCGTCATATCGCTGGACAGGCGCGCCAGAGACAAGGCTCTGCATGTTCCGCGTTGCCTTTGCCGCCAGAAGCGGTGCCTTCAGCGCATCGTCCAGCGTCAGCTTGTCGCCAGGAGAAAGGCGAGCGGCGTTCTTTTCGATGTACGATTGAGCCGCGAGAACACCGTCCGGACCTTTTGCTGCCAGCGTCAAAGCCATCTTTCTGGTCGTGTCAGAAAGGAATTCGTTTTCCTTCATCTGGATAGCTTCAGGTGGCAGGCCCTGTTTACCGTATACGTCGCGCAGCTCGGCAATGGCGGCTGCTGTGTACTTGTCCGCCATGGCTGGATTGCTTGAGTTACGCAGTGCTTCATTCTGGAAGTTGCTGGCGCCGGCAATTCCCTCCTGCACCACGTACTGCTTCAGTTCATTGCCGTTATGGACCATACCGGAGCGCATGGCATCGGTTTCGAGCGCGTCCACCGACTGATTGTAGAGGCGGGCCGCACCTGGGCTCAGCCCTTCGGCATATTTTGCGCGAGCGGCTCTCACGCGCTCCTGCGTTGACTGCCATGAATCAAGCGCGTTCTTGCCGCTCTGGTTCAGGTATCCGTTCTCAGGATTGTAATAGATGTCGTCTTTTTCGCGCATCCACGCGTTTCGAGCTTCGCGTGCGGCTGTTTCGTCCTTGAGAGCGTTGACCTTGGCCACAGCGTCGCCAACATTATCAATGCCCTGCGCAAGACTCTGCTGCGCCTGAGCCACCTGCCCACCGAAATCGTTGGCATTTGCCCGGGCTTCGATACCCTGGCGGAGAGCAGGCCGCTGCTGAACGCTTCGCTGATAGACGGGTACAGTCGGCATTCTTATGCTCCCGCTGACAGGCTGCTATAGGCTTTGCCCGCTCCCGTCAGCATCGTGGAGAAGGCTTTCAGATTCCCGGCCGTCCGGCTGTTCTTTGCGTTTGCTCGGCTCAAGCTGGCGTCGGCACGTCCATTGGCGGCGGCCACGTCATAGTCGTATGCTTCATTCGCGGCGTTGCGGCGGATCGTGAGAGCGTCGATCTCGCCAAGCGTCGCTGTGTCGACGAGTGTGTCGAGCGGAGAGCCAAAACTCAAATCAACGCCATTGGCAGCCATGGCAGCCTTCTGGCGTCCTAGTATCTGCGCGTTCTCGTTTCGCTTCTGCTGTTCTTCGAGCTTTCCGCGCTCCAATGCGTCGCGCGCGCGCCGCTCCGACAGACGGGCATTCATGTCGGCTACTTTGGCATTGTACTCTGATGCGGCGGCGGCCGCCTCGCCCTCTGCCCTTGCTCCCTGCGCACCAACGACCGTTGATGCCGCGGTGAGCGCAGTGCTCAAAACCAGCCCGAAATCACACATGCTTTAAGCCTTCATCTCGAAAATACGGAAAGGGCGCTGCTCATAACCGAAAGGTTGAGGCTCAGAGAGCGTAAAGCCCATCCATTCGAGCCAGCGCTTCGAAACCTTGTTCCGATCATCAACAACGTTCTGCAGTAGGGCGTAGCGTCGGCGCATCTCACGAACCCAATAAAGCGAGCCTCTGAGGAAGTGCCGGTAGTGATCTTCGATCGCATGTGTGCCGAGTAGCCACGGTGCCCCGACATTCGCAATCATGTTCGTCGTCCCGCAACCGAACATCGTCTCAGGAACGCCGTCAAATTCGACCGTGTAAGCGAAATCTGACTGATGAAGAGATTGCAGCAAGGCCGACGCTGGGCCGCGCCCCACTGCCGCGAAAACTTCTTCCTTATCGGCTTCTCTCATGCGAGGCGCGATGATCTCCACATGGTCGTCGGTTGCCGGGATGATGCGGAACCTCATGCTGCCACCTTGATATCGGGCAGGATTGCCAGAATCGTCATAGGCAGCGGGTCGAACTGCTTGACAATGATGGTGCCGCCCTTCGTCCAGTCGGCGTTGAGCGTTATCTCAACATCATCCGTTGCAAGACGCGTCGCCTCATTCCAGTTTTCGAACTCGCGCTGCTTGAACTCGACAAGCTTGTCGTCCGTGGGACCGGCCCATATTCCTCGTGTCTGCTCCACTCGCATGGTGAGCGTTGCAACGGCCTTATTCCGCCCCTGGACTGAGCCGAGACCCTGAACGCTTCCAAGGTCTATATCGAGCGTTTTCATCTCAGCTACATAGCTGAGACCAGCGTGAACCGTGCTGGCTGAGATTGGCAGATCAATAGCGCCACCTGTTACGACCAGGTTGCGAATGACGTTGCCGTCGGCCAGCGCCACAACAGTCTTTCCTTCCAGATGGTCCAAGCCGCGCACGGTTTTCGTCGCAGAGCCGATGTAAGACAGTCCGCTATCGACGAAGAATGCGTCTTCAGATTTTTCGAAAAGGCGAGAGTGCATGCGCTCAATGTAGCGTTGCTGCTGGCCGCCGATAGTGCGTCTGATGACGAAGTAAACCACATCCTCGTCACCCTCCGGAATGACGTTGACTGCTTCAAAAACGCCGTCTGTTTCGTGACGAGTCCATGCCCACACGTCATGCTCGCGCATGTAGGTAAGGCTGACGCACTGCCCATTGTCGAGTATCACCCAGACGATGGAGAAAGGGGCCTGAGCGTATGCCCATGACACTACCTTGCGGCCGGCGAACATGTGCCGGGCCATAATCGTCAAATCCTTGCCCGTGAAGTTATCGTTGGCGAACTCATAACTGTAGTCACGGATTACACCGCCGCGCGCCGTGCTGAACAGCATAACGTCTCCTACCGCTATGGGCTGCACCCACGACGATCCACGGTTGCTCTGTCGTTTCACGACGGTATTCGTTGGCGTCAAATAGTCCTCAGCACCGCCAGAGACAGAAAACTCCGTTGCTGTGGTGAAAACCGCAAGGCCGCGAGATTCACTGATCGCCCTGATCTGGTTCTTTTCCTTCGACCGGATACGGAAAGTGATCGCATCGCTGGCTTTCACTGGCGTCGCAGAACCGAAGTTTTCATAGTTGGCGGACTGCCCCAACCATACCCCTGCCGGTACGTTCTGGGTTCCACCCATGGCAAGACGTTGCTCGTAGAAATTTACACACGCTGGATAGTTACCCGCGCCACTGAAGGGGTTGTTACCTTCCTGTGGACCACTTGCCAGATCCGGTGTGATATTTTCGTCGGTGAACGTCGTTGTGTCTGTTCTGCCGATGTAACCATATCGCCCATTGTCGAGCCTGTAGACGGCGTAGCTCCCAGCTCCGGCCGCAGCTGACCAGAAAAGAACGTTCTTGTTCCCCTTGAAGCTCATGTCATTCCGCAATGTAAATGACGCTGATGGTAGGCTCTCCTCGCCGGTCTCCTCAGAGATTGCCGCAACGACGTAAGAAAGAGGCGCGCCAAAAAGGATGAACGCCGCAGTAACTGTCGGAACAGGCGGAGCTCCAGGCTGGCTGCTTTCCGGCGGGGTCGCTCCATTGCCGACGGTCTGCGTCTGGCCGAGCTCCACCTCAACATTCGGGGTCTCGATGAGCACGCCGTTGCTCTCAGGTGTATCGGTCCTATAAACGCGATAGAAGGCAGCGCCTGCTACGGGCGTCCAGTCAAGCCGAATTCGCCTGCCATCTTCATTTTCGTACTGCAAGAATACGTCAGCCCCTCCTGATGCGGAACTCTCAGCGCCAGTCGCGGAAACGGCCGTAACTTTCAGGGTTACGAGGTGACCAGTGCCGCTTCGATATTTGTAATAGGCGGTACCTGACAGCCCGGTCGGCGGGGCAATGTCTGGCTGAAAATCAAGCGAGGAAAACTGCCAGTTCGCGTCTGAAAACCGAGAGAGCTTCATCGGCGGATGAGCTTGATGTGTGAGGTACATCACATCGTTTTCCTGAGCGAAAACGACACGACGTAACTGGTCCTCGGAGTAGGGCGAGGCTATTTCATAGAGGCGACGTGCTGTGCCGCCATTCACATAATCCGGAAGGGACAGTGTAGAGACCGCGGCGCCGTGAAGGTCTTCAAGCGTGAACGTGTTCGCCGTGGCGTTGCGAACTATAAAGTTCCGGGCGTTCAAGGAAGCCGGGCCATTTATGCCAGCAATGAAGATTTCATCGCCATCCGAATAGCCGTGGCCGGCAGACGTGATTACGCCCGGTGATGCCTTGGATATCCCTGTGATGGTTTTCACCGCTTCAAGGATAGGACTTCCGGCACGATAAACGCGCATCCGCAGATGCGTGAATTCAAGATTATAGGTTTGGTCGCTCTCTGCGTCGAAGACGAATGGCATCAGGATTGCGAAGCCAGAGCCTCGGGTACGCCCGATAAACTCGAAGCCGCAGCGATTAGAAGCGCCGCCATGAGGATGGACAAAAATGTTTTTCGCCGTCTTTAGACCGGACTGGTACTTCGCAAGATCGACGCGAGCCCACAGAGCAGGGCTAAGCTCTCCCGCCGTGAAAGCGGGCTGCATGGTCCTCATCAATGCCATTGATCAGCCTCGTGCGTCTATCAGCGCGGAGTTTTCCGCCCATGTGGACCGGTTCTCGTTAGCGTCAGCAACCTTGGCCTCTTCAAGGGAAGAAGCTGCAATCTGGTAAGCGTCCTTCCGGGTAGACTGATCCGAAGTGAGAGGAATCGCTATCTTTGCCGCAAGCGCCCAAGAGAGAGCATCCTGAAACAGCGGTGGAAGGCGCGCCGGGTCTTCGAAACGTCGTATGTATTCCAGCGTCGCCGGAGACTGGCTGCAAAAGATAAGCCCTTCGGTGGCCGCATAAGGAACCTCAATGTCATCGGAAATGTATGTCTCAGGCAGGATGCGGAGAGGCTTCAAACAATTCGAAGGGCGGGTGTAGGCATACCCCCATCGATCCTGGCGTGTGTTTTCCACGGCAGCTAGGGCGACGGTCGCTTTCGCGAACTCCCACTCGTAAGACTGCAGCATGGTGTCGCGGACGATGTTGAAATGGAGCTTGCAGGTCTTCGCCTCCGTCGATTGCTCGTTGATGTCGGCGATCAGCTTCTTACCAATGTTGGAAAGAGCGATGTTGCACAGGCTTGTAACGGAAGACATTCGGCTCTCCACCAATTGAAAACCCGGCCCATGGTTGAGCCGGGTTCATGGTCTTTTTGATCGATACGGTTAGGGCGCCGTGGCCTTGTCTTCCAGAGCGGCAATGATCTCAGCCTTGGTCGATGGGGTGGCTTCGCCCAAGACCTTGCGCGCGGCCGCCTTGAACGTCATGAATTCGACGCTCGGATCATTCGCCAGTTTAAGAACGTCAGCGGCAGACGCGTCAGCGTCGTTGCCTTCGTTCTTTCCTGCCGTCGCGTCCTTGGCCTTCGGAGCTTTATTACGCTTCAATCGTTCGATCTCGGCGTCCTTCTCCGCGATCTGCGCGCGGAGACCTTCAAGCTCGGCGTTGTCGACCACAGAAGTGTCGACCACATGGCGCTCTGCTTCCGGCACGGCCTGGGCAGCCTTCTGCAAAGCCTTTGCTTCGGCGGAGGTGACATCGACCATCCAGCGCTTCGAGAAGTGCTTGTCGTCGGTCAACTGGAAGACATCGCCGTATTCACGGATATGCCCGTAGGTACCCTGCTGGGTCGCCATCACAGTTTTAGTCATAGTTGTTGTCCTCCGATGCTGCGACGACGCCGGCTGTGATCTTGCCGGCAGTGAGCGGGCCGTTGGCTACGGTATAGTTCAGGCGCGCATAGCGCTCGTCAGTGCCGCGCGGGAAGTAATCCAGCGGGAACACATAGCCAGCGACGAGCGACGCCTTCGGGATTGCGCCAGACGTGAAGACAGTCTTCGGAGACGAGAATGCCTCGTTGTCGTCGGTCTGGAGCTCGACCGTCAGAGTTGCGGCACCGGCAGCAAGTGCTGCCTCTACCATCTGCACACGAAGATCGATCTTCTTGCCGCGGCCAAGATCCTTTCGGAGAGCGGCGGCTGCACCCACCGGCTTACCCGGCTGGCCGAAGTCGATGACGTTGGTGGAAACTGCAGACGCGGTAATCGCCTGCGCATCCGAGAAGAGGTTCTGTGCGTCAAAGATCATTAGGTTTCACCAAATGCAGATCGCCGTTAGACGATCTGTCCTTCTGTTTCGAGGATGTTGTCGTCGCGGCGGATCGGAATGCCGAGGAAGGAAACAACCGGCTTGCCCTGGCTCTGGTCGAGCGTCAGGTTCACGTTCGTTTTGTTCATCGACTGCTTGTGCAGGAAGGTCTGCACGGTCTTCGGCGCGTAGATGACCGTCTTGCCGTTGGGCTGGTTCGGGTTCTGAAGCGCGTAGTAACCATCGATCATGAGATCGATAAGCTTGGCGCCGGTCGACGCATCGGCTCGCAGGTCAGAGACGTCGATGTTCGCCACGCGGGAAACACCTCGCCAGTCGCGGACGGACAGTCCGATATCCTGCGAGAACTTCTCGCGGTAAACATCGTAGAGCGAGCCGTCAGGAAGTTCCTTCGTGGTTTTGCCCTTGTCCTCGCGCTGAAGGCCAGCCTTGGTCCCTTCCGGATAGAGAAGGTGCACCGAATCCTCGCCCCAGGTCACGAACCAGATGGACGTGTTGTCCGAACCAGTCCCGCCCGCATCGATGATCTGCTTTCCGTTAGCCGCTGTCTTCGAGTTGAAGCGAGCATGCAGGCCGGTGAAGCGCTCGGGGTTCACATCGGTGTCGCCGTAGTAGACGGTCGAGCCGAGCATGTTTGCCATGCCGGCGATATGAGCCTTGGCTTCGTTGAGGCGGAACTTCGCCGGGTTCTTGGCGATGTCTACCAGCTTTGCATCGACTTCCGACCAGTCTTCGAGCATGCCCGTGGCATCCTTGACCTGGGCAGTCGTGCCCTTGGTCGGCAGGACACCCTTGTAGAGCTTGCGCCAAGTCGGGGTGGGGAGGCCGGTGCGAACCGTCGTCAGATGCGATGTGCCCATGTTGCACTCAAGGATGGGTGCATCTTCGTACATCGCGTTATACTGCACTAGCATATCGATGATCGTTGCAATGTCGTCGCCCCATTCCTGCTTCTTCAGGTCAGAGAGCGTCGGGTACATGTTGCCTACAGTGGCCATGTTTTAACCTCGTGTCGTGGGTGTGGTTGCTCCGTACATCGCTTGTTCAGGCGATGGCGGAGGGGCTGCTGCTGTTTCCGACGATGCAGGCTTGTCATCACTGAGAGCGTTGCCGACACGGGCCAAAAGCCGGAAGATTCCGGGATGGTTTCCAATCCCGATTTCAACGAGGTCGCGACGGAGAGCGTCGTCTCCGAAAGTCGCGATAACTCGGTTTGCGTTATTGAGGCTGGTCGCGAGATTGTCGCCGCCAAAGTCCTTGTCGGTCTTTATCTCGGTCTGCCAGTCGGTCGTGATCTTCTGGTGGCGTTCGCTCAGCGCGTCGTATTCAATCTTGCGCTGCTCAGCGAGCACACCCGCCAGCTTGGTTGCCTGGGCGTTCGTCAGACCGATTTCCTTCATGACCGGAGAAGCGCGCTCAAGCAGCGCCTGGTCGAGCTCGATACCGTCTTCGAGCTTGATGTCGTATTTGCCGTCTTCGGGCACGACGTCAGCAGGGTCTTTGGCGCCCTGATTGTTCTTGTCGTCGACTTCCTTCGGCTTCGCCTTGTCATGCTCTGCCTTAGCGGCGGCGTTTTCTTCATCCGACTTGGAGGAATCGGCTTCGTATTCCTTCCACTCGGAAGCAGCGGCCGAGCCTTCGCCTTCCTTCGCGGCCTGATCGTCTACAACGCCCGTCAGCAGCGGAGAATTGGTTTCCTCTGCTGCGGCAGCAGCAGCATCGCCGCCGCCCTCTGCGCCGCCTTCCGGGGCGAAAGCCACGCTATTCATCATCAGATGTCGAAACATTCTCTTCCCTCTGGCGCTTTTCCGCGCGGTTGTGGGCCTCAATCATCATTTCTGCGTAGGCCGTGGGTTTCACTTCGTTGAGCTGGTCAATGATGGTCACGCCGATGATGCGGCGCCCGATGTGGATGCCCGTCTCTCCGTTGACCATGTGAGGAGCGCCGTAGACGTTGCATTGTGACAGCACCCACCACAGGAATTCCCGGGCACGCGGCTCCGACAGCACGAACTCCGTTGAGAGATCGAGCTCTATCTGTTCCCGAGTTTTCTGTGTCATCCGGCGATTCCGAGATTTCGCAGAAGCTCAGCGGGCCCGCCGTTCTCGTCAGTCGCGGCGAGAGCCTGTGCCGCCTGCGCGCCGTCGCGAACAACGGGGGCTATCGTTGCCGCAGTTTCCGCGGCCCGCTGCTGCTGCATTTGCTGTGCGCGTTGCGCACGGATTTCTTTCACCTTGTCGTCAGAGCGGACGATGGTGGAGACAACCCCGATAGCATCGCCGTATTCGTCGATAGCCTGATCCACGTCCAGTTTGTCGACGGCGTCCTGACTGGCGCCGGACAAGTTCCCCACGAACGACACCATCCGCTCAATAGAGCCCGTGGAGACGGCAAGCTGCGCCTGATACAGCGTCGAGGTATTCTCCACGTTCAGCTCTTGCCCCTGCAAATCTTCGGGAGCTTCGGGTAAGTCGTTATCGTCATCCATCTGGTAGAAAACCCAGTCAGCAAGAGGCTGGATCAACTCGTGATGCTGCCGCTCTACGGTCGGGCCCAACTGCTGAAGCTGCTCTTCCTTGCGCTGCGTCAGTTCAAATTGGTTACGCGGCTGCACGCCTTCCATGTTGCTGATGGCCATGAACAGGTCAGCGTAGAACGCGCGGTCTACACGGCGCTTGACCTCCTCAATGTCGGCGCCCAGATCGCCCAGCTGAATATTAACGTCGAAAGCACGGCGATATGCCGCCGAGTTGACGCTTTGCTCGTCGACGAAGGTGATTGTGCCAGGCAAGGAAGAGTTGCGCTTATTCTTGAGAGACGTTGGGGCCACCAGAGAAGGCTTCACCTGGTGCTCGATCCCCATGCCTTTCCAGCGCTGTTCTGTCTGCAGCATCTTAACGTCTGGCAGTGCGTCCATGCCGGGACATGTGGCTGCATAGACGTCTTCACCAACGACGTCCCATCGAGGCGCGATGATTGGGTTGCGATCAAAGCCGCTGATCTCAAGCATCTTGTCCCGATCCTGTCCTGCCTCCCAATAGTTCGACATGACGGGCTTGTTTTCCTTCGTAGGCTTGCGTGGATCGCGGGCAATTCGTGGTTCGATGGCGTTGAACACCTCGACCATGTCATCGTAACTGCCCTTGTCCCATGCGTTCTTGACCGCCGTCGAAACCTTCGACCAGTCCATGTCGCGGCCATTCGCCTTTACGACCCATCGGCCAACGATCTGCTCGATCGTCATCCACACCCGCCGATAGCAGGTATCAACGCGCATGCCGTACTGACTTTGCGCCAGCCAGTATTGGCCGACCGGTGGCAAAATGCCGTGAAAGCGGCGGTTCGACCTCGTCAGGATCAAGCAGAATTGGCCGAACAGAAGTTCGTCGCCGTAACCTGTATGCAGACAGTTGTAGATGTTTGAGACCGCTAGTCGTTCGCGAGCGCGCCGTGTGGCCTCATAGAGGTAATCCTTGACCGGACCAAACTCTCTGAGATCCTTATCGGTGATGTTGTATCGCATCCAGGGTCGGGTTGGTGATGTGAGACCAGCCTGCATGCCCGATTGCGCCACGCGATGCGCAAGTTTGGGAGAGTTATCGATGATCTTCTTGTTGCCATTGATCCCTTTGGGGTCTTTGGCGTCACCCTTGCGATAGCGGCCGGGAACGATGAGGTCGTTCAACTCCTGCCATTGCGCCTCATAAGGGTTTCTTTCCTTCTTGAGCGCAGCCAGGCGCCGCTCATGACGCTCACGGGTGGAATCCACCATATCAGGCTCCTAGAAGAACTTTCTTGCCGGACGTGTCGGCGGCGCCCACGCCCTGCGAACCGGTCAGCATCGTCGATGTTGCTGCCCTGAGGCGGTCACGGGCTCGATTGCCGGCCCCACCAACTTGCTTGTTGTCAGGCTCACGCTGCGCGGCGTACTCGATAGGCAACTGCGGGTCTTCGGCTTTGGCTACCTTGGGGGATTTGAAAACGCACATCGCTTTACCTCAGATGTAGAGAATGGACAGAAGCGGCACGATGGCCGCGATGGTGCTGATCAAGGGCAACGCGCGCCCCAGATGGCCGTGGTGGCTGTCTTGAAGATATGCGGCTCCCACTGCCAGCACCGGGAAGAACGCAAGCCACAGAGCGCCCCCGTCGATCTGGAAGGCTATGAAAAGCACGAGGACAAACATCATGGCGCAGAAAAGACGGCCATTGCTGGTTGCGTTCTGGGTGCGCGCGATGGCCACGTACTGCTCGAAACGCAGCCCGTTCGTTTCCTTGTCCATGGTGAGATCCTTCATCCGTACGGGTTGTATTCGTCTTGGTTGCCGCCATAGCTCGTGTCACGGCTATGATTGTAGCGGTCGTCGCCGCGCTCTCTCGCCACCACGGGCCGCGCAAAGGTCAGTCCGAGAGCATCCGCGCGGTTTGGTGAAGGAAGCCCACGAATTTTCATGTCCTCCTTGCTTTCCAGCTGCAGCTTGCCATCGGTGCGCGGAACAAGCTCGGGGCCGATAAGATCCTGGTAGAGAACATCGTCCTTCGGATCGATCGCTCCACCGGTCTTGAGCCAGTCGCGCATGCCCTTCCACATCTCCGCGCGCTTGTTCAGGCAGCCGCGGTCAATGCTCTTCTCCGCAAAGCTCACCAGTTGCCATGTCCGGCCAAGAGTGATGCCTGCTGAATAGATGCCCGTGCCGTGGCCTAGGTCGATAAAGACCGCATCAGCCTGCAGTTCGTCCTCGAAGCGCGCCACATGGTTGGCGACAAGGATGTCGTTATCATTCTTCGGCATTGTCAGCAGAAGCTTCGAATAGAGCCCCTGCCTGAAATAGATGACCAGTTCATCGTCACCTGTCCAAGCCGGATCGACGCCGATGATCTTCGGCGCAAAGTCATATTGCTCTGGGCGCAAATGCACCTTCTGAGCGGCATCCACATCGTCAACTGCGATGAACTGCTTAGCCGATGCTGATGGGAACATGCCGCGCACTCGCACCTTTACGAAATCATGATCTTCGCCATAGTCCTCGACCCACTGATCGAGCTTCTTCTTGTTCGTGCCTGGCACCGTGCGGCTGTCGATCTGTTTGTGTATCCAACGACGACGATGGCGCCGGAAGCACTCGCGGAACCTGCCAGTGTTCTGCGTTGGATTGCCGAAGACAATCCAGATGATGATGGTGTTCTCGTCGGTCAGAGCGCCCTCAGCGACTTCCCAGACGCTATCTGCAATCTTGGATGCCTCATCGAACAACAGGAGGATGATCTTGTCCTTGTTGTGCAAACCAGCGAAGGCTTCTGTGTTGTGTGCCGACCATGCAACGAAGTCCTGCCGCCAAAGGTCTGCATGTTCAGCGTCGCGCGCCTTGATCGACATGGCTTGCACATCAAACCAGTGCGACGTGATGGAGGATCGGAACCATTTCCCGATCTCTGGCGACGTCTTTGTGCGTAGCTGGCTCTCAGTGTTGGCCGTGGCGACAATCTTGCAGTCAACGAAACAGGACATCGCCCAATTGGAGAGCATACCCATCTCAGCCGACTTGCCGATACCGTGCCCACTGGCAACCGCGATCTGCAACGGTTGGTATCGGTTCTCGCTGTTCAGGTGTTGGCGAATTTCCCCGTTGATGTCAGCCTGCCACTTGCGTGGGCCGTCCATATCTTTGAGTTCGCCTTGCCCCCAGTCCCAAGCGAACAGTGCCCACGCTTGTGGGTCGAACTGACATTCAGCTGCGGCTTCCAGTATCTCCTGATCTGGGTCGCGCTTCTGTGCCGGTATCATTTGGGCTCTGGCTTCCTTGCTTTGGCTCGCGTCAGTCGTTCAGCGAGGGAGCCATTTACGTTTAGCTCGACCTCCTGCTTATCGCGCCAATCCTTTGGCTGCCGGTTCTTCAGCGAGAAGATGGCGGCCGTGGTATCGGGCGGGTAATGTTTGGTGATCTCGGTTTTAACCACCTTGCCATCGATCACTTTGATATCGACGTCCGGATGCGAATACCCAATGGCTCGCTGGAAGAGACTGCGAACGACAGCATCATCCGAAATTTCCTTGCCTGCCTTTAAGGACTGACAGAATTCCGGGTAATCAAGCTTCCATCTTGATATCGTGCGATCGGTCACACCGAAGAATTCCGCAAGCTGCTTGTCTGTTAGGCCCTGCTCGCACAGCTTTTCAGCCTGCTCGGCATACTCAGGCTGATATCCGCTCTTCCTTGCCATGCTGCTTTCCTAAGGTGTTTCCCAATCGCCATCTTCCAGCATGCGACGGCGCAGTGCGTCGGCCACATACGAAGGGGCCATCGTCATTCCGACGACGCTCTGCTCGTCGAGATAATATCCGACCGAGTGATTACCGTCCTTGTCCCATACCATGAGAGCGTACCCGACAATCTCACCTGGCTTGTAGAAGCCAGCGATCATGGCAGCACGCTCGACAAAGCGCTTTTGGGCCTCGTCTCGCTGGATGGCTGGCAGGCGATGGATTTCCGCGCCGGCCTTGAGCTTCACTTTGCCGATGCGGCAGCCAGGCATCAACCGGCCGCCTTCGAGTAGAATTTTTCCGCTACCTCTTTGTCGGGGCCCTGGCCGATCGCCATCTTCTGGACCTGAAGAGATACGGAATGACGCTTCTCACCATTGATGACCTCAACACGATCCTCAGAGATCATCGCTTCCGCGTGGATAGTCACGGGCAGGCCGGCGTCGAAGTCGTGATCCGTCATGCCAAGCTTCTTCAGCGTCTCGTAATCGAGAAAGAGGTTCAGCCCATACGGGTAATCGGGGCGGTCTTCGGCGGAGGCTTTCTCCCACCGATCAGTTTCAGCTTTCTTTTCGGCCTTCGTGCGGGCCAAATCGATAAGGTCAGCCATTTGGTTTTACCTCTTGAGGTCAAGGATGATCCAGCCTGCCTTGCTTGTATCGGCCCAAACGTCCCGATCAGCGACGCCGATTTCGTTCTTCACGCTTGAGCAAAGCCTTGTTCCGGTCGCTGGTTGGGCCGGTGAGAGGACTCGTCGCTGTCGTATTGATTAGCCGCATCCGCCATGCAATCTTCGCCGCCAATTTAGGAGGACGTAATGAGCAACAAGCGACTTCGAGATGCGATGATCGTCATTATGAATGACAGGATGCGGCATATGGAAACCCTACAAGATCTGGAAGCTAGCGGTCTCAGTTTTGTCTTTGACGACGGCAGAACGATCGAGGATGCGATAGCTGAGGAAGATCGGGCTATCTGCAATTTACAGTCTGCGATAGACCGGCTTATGGACTAGCTCTTGCTCGGTGGTGGTCATGGGGCGGCTAACCGAACACTTCGGGATGCAGGCGCCGCGCAGAATGCTCAAGCCACGGCATACGCCACACGATGGACAGGCGTCCGATCTGGACCTTCATCGCGTTAGCAAGACGGAATTTGGCAACATAACTGTAGCTGCCCCACTCAAAACGGATCAGGCCAGCCTTTGGCAATTTCTTGCGCTGTTCGCGTGTCATCGCTCTCTCCATGTGGGCGGGTGAATGGGGTTAGGCGTACCGGATGAGAGAAAAAACAAGGAGCGCGCCGGCATAAAGAACCTTGCAGCCGATATGCACAGCCTGATCGAAGTTGTATCCGAAGTCGCCACGGCATTTCCGATAGTCGGTGATGAAGTGGACGATTAGCTCAACGGGGAACAGCCACCAGTTGCCGGTGATGATCTGTACCGCCGTCGCATGGATAAGCGCATGCCCGAACAGTGCCAGCGGCCAGATGCGCTCACCCGGCACCAGATCAAGCGTTGCGTTCTTCGCCTTGCTCATCCAGTCGCCTTGAAGGGCGTAGTCGAGAAGGAAGTGCGCCGCGATCATGTAGACCAGCATTTCGAGAATGTGCATCGTCACGCCTTATCTAACTGGCTGATTGAGAAAAACACCAGTGTTGACCCAACTGGGAACAAAAGCCCCAGCATAGATGAACCATTGACGTAACTGTCGAGCACGGCAGCAGCCATGAACATCACCCCAGCCCAAAAGATCAGCCTCGGTATCGCCATGATGCCTTGACCTCGGTACTATCGGTATTTCCGATTGTACCCACTGGTTGTGTCGGGACGGCCGACACCATCTCCTGAATCGATAAGCCCCACCTTGTTACGGGCGGGGCTGGTGATGCATGCCTGCCTACAGGCTTACGGATAATGCGCCGGTTCCTAGTGAGGCCTTACCGGCAGGCCAGCCGCTCATCTTTTAAGGGGTTGCGACCTTAACCACCACAAGGGTTCCCCTGCTATACCGGCGATCAACCCGGCTGCCCTTTCGGGACTTGAGGACCAAGCCGAAGCTGGTCAACTGGTATGGCTAACCGGGCCTTCTTAATCAAACAGATGAGATAGGTGGCCCGGCAGACCCTCTTTCTCCATTGCTCCCTCTATCGCCATCAGGCGCTTGACGAGATGAGCCGAGCGCTTTCGCCTCTCGTGATATCTGCAGGCGACCGCTGGGCCGCTTATAGATGTTCGGTCTTGGTCGACCGCTGCTATCCCAGAACAGCACCGAACATCATCGCCTGATATAGACAGGAAGGGACTCTTGCTCGAAGCAAGCATTCCACGGCACGACCATGCCTTCCTGATTTGCTGCGAGGGCCACACGCTACCGTGGCTGACGGGACAAGGCTACCACTAGGGCAGATATGCCTACCGGCCGTCATCGGTTTTAAGTGGATGGCCAGACCACTGCGCTTCTGCATTTCAGCGCCGCCTCGCATTCCGTTGCCCCGTTGGGCGAATAGCTGCCGGGTGTTCGATGGCCATTCCCTACTAACCCGGCTTGGTGGCCACTACTGGCTTCGATCCGCCCGCTGAGCCCCACCTATCTCGAATTTGGTTGCGGTGGCAGGATTTGAACCTGCGGCCTCTTGGTTATGAGCCAAGCGAGCTACCGGGCTGCTCTACACCGACATATGCCTGAAGTCCTTCCTTCCGGACCCTAATAGGAAAGGCAGCAATGCCCTCCGTATGAGGAATAGAAAGGCGAAAGGAGGTGATTTCGATAACTCTTACCACTCTGGCAGCGATCCTACTGGTGCTGCAAATCATGAATGAAATGAAGAAGATGCAGAATGGCCACTAACCGTTCCTATGCTGCTTCTCGCTTTCGAGCTTCACGCTGGCGACGAATTTCAAACTCTATGTGGACCCCGGCTCTACATCCGCTATGCAGCGGGCTTATCTTCGGAGGCTGTCCACGAACGCAAACCCGATGTTATCGATTTGCCTGCGTGTTTTGCCTCCCCGTGTGCCACCTGTAAACCCGCCGTATCCATCAACAAGATTGATTTGTTGATGATGCCACATTCAATTTGTTGAAGTGATTTCTCAATCCAGCGATACAGCGTTCGTTTAACCCACGCCTTTTTTTGCGGGTTGCGGCGATTTCGGGCCGAAATGAACATCGTCCAGTCCCATCCCTTGGCTTTGACGCGGGCATAATCGAAGAGAACCACGCGCATTTCATGGTCCCAGACGAACATGGGCACCCATCCAAGGGCTTCTTCCATCTTCCCGATGCGAGCCTTGCTGCATTTCGCCCGACGTTCGGTCACAGCGTCAATGGCGGCGTTGCGGTGGCGGGTATGCATGCCGCCGGTCGAATGCTCGTCAACGAACTCCAATGTCTTCAGTTCTGCAGGGTCGTGAATGTAGTCGGGCATCGTGCTTCCGTACATCCGGGGGCCATCGCCGCCAGGCATCGCCATATCTGTGTCGATCGCTTCAATGATGCGCTCTAGGATGACGGCCTGCATGTCGCTTAGCACCATGCCGCTATCGGCCTCGCGGCAAAGATTGTCTTCCATGCCACCGATGAAGGATTTGCCATCCGACTTGAACCAAAGCTCATGGCCGATCCTGTTCTTGTTCCTGTCGATCTGATACCCCAGAAACAGCTTCATGCCGCTCCGGTTCTTCTCGATCGCCACAATCAGCACCTTGCGGCCGGCGACGTCCATGTATTCGTTGTTGACCGAAATCTTCATGCTGCTTCGTCCTCTGGAATGATTGCGTCTGCGATCAGGCTGCCGATCTTTTCGGCCACCTTTCCCATGCGCCCGTATCGGCCCTTGGCGAGCCTGTGAGCGCGTTTCGTTATTTTCGCTATGTCGATACGTCCGAAGGCCTCAATCGCGTCTGCGTGGACGCTGTGGGCGAAATGTGCGCCGAGAAAATGCCAGACCGCTAGAATGGTGTAATCATCGAAGCATCTGGCATCACTTCTCTGGATGCACTTTATTACCACAGAAGCCCGCTCGGCGTCATTCGACCAGAGCCGCTTCATCGTCCGTCCACCATAAATGATGTTCGTCGGACGCGACGGGAACGGCCGCCCCTCGCTGAAGGGACGGACGCGCACGCCGAATCCTTCCAGCCAGCGGTGGAAGTTCTGTCCGTTTGCTGATCTGACCGGCAGGTTCAATTCTCACCCCGCGCGGCTTTCTCTGCCAGATATTGCGCAGGATCGATCTTGCGGACTTCCGACGCCGCACCGAACGTGCCGAGCTTATGATCTCGGTAGGCGCGCTTTGCAGCCGGATCGAACTTCGCGGCGGCCACCGTGCGCACCCAGCCGACAGCCTTGGCGGCGTTGACCTTCATCTGGTGTTCCTGCTTCGGCGTCATCTTGCCATGCTGCTGCTCGGCCTGGCGCTTCTCCCGACGGCGCTGCTTCTTCGACTTCTTCTCTGGCTTGCCCCAAAGCACCTTTTTGTTGCTGCGCCGCTTGTCCGGTCGGTTGGCGTCGTCGTTGTCGATACGATCAAGCGCCTTCCATGCCGCCGCATTCGTTTCGAACGGTCCTTCAACCAACTTGCCGGCGGCGTTGACGATTTCGAACTGGCCTTCGTCGTTGCGGGTGATGTTCAGGATCTGCGTCATGGCTTCACTCCCCGCTTAAGCGCGAACATCTGCAGCTTGATCTTGAAGATTTTTAGCAGGATCATTTCGCCGCCCTCGCTTTGATGTTCTGCTCGATGATGATTTGCATGCAGAGTTCCACGCACTCGTCGCAGATGAACGAGGAAGGGCCAGCGATGAGCTTTTTCACGTCGTGCTGGCTCTTGGCGCAGAATGAGCAGTACATCGTCGGCTTGGCCGTTTTGCTCTCTTCAAGCTCCAACTCGGCAATGCGTTTTAAGGCCATCGCCCTCCCGACTTCGGCCTCTGCCGCCGTCACTCTCTCGTCGGCGTCGTTCTTGATTTGCTGCAGCTTCTTGGTGGAGATGATCCTGAACATCATGCCCCCTTTTTGATTTTGAGGGGGCGGCGGGTTCTCGTGGCCGAGTCCTTGATACTTTCAAGCACTGCATCACGATCATGCCCCGTAACCAGCGTGGTTCGCAGGGCGCGCGGAACGGATGGCGTGACGAGATCACCAACCCAGAAGCCGGGACGCTTCTGGCGGAACTCGTAGAACGACGTTGACGCCGTCGGCAGCTTTGCAACGGTGGCGGTCATTCTGCAGCCTCCGTCTTTGCTGGAATATTGAACTGCTCACCGATAAGCGTCAGTTGGACGACGATCTGGGAAAGCATTTCGGAGCCGCGCTCGAGGTTGCTGAGATGGAGATCGGCGTTCTTTCGGAACGGCAGGAGAGAGTAGAAGTCCTTGTCGGACTCGTCATAATCGTTGTCTCTCGCTTCCTGCACCTCCTTGGCAAACCATTCGATGCGATCCATGAACGGATCGTCTCGCTCTACTGGATCGAGGTATTCGTTCTCGATCTCATATTTCTGCCATGCAAGGCGGTCTTCCAGATCTTGCCAGGAGCGCGCCGGCTCAGTCTTCAGGTAATCTTCGATAAGACGTTGGCGGATTTGGACTTCCGATTCCTCGGTGTAGCCGAAGGCGAAGCTCTCGTAGAAAAGTCCACGGTCCCAACGCAGCTTGTTCCACGCCTTAATCTCGGCAAACGCCTCACCAATAGAAGTGGGCATCGGGATAGCTTTAGCGATGGCGGCGCGAGCGCGGTCAGTGCCTTTAAAAAAGTCGCTCGCCATCTCACCATCGAGATATTGGGTAAAGAAACGCGTCTCTCCGGTAATCTCGCAGTCGTAGGGATTGATCTGCGAAAACGGCGCGATGGCTGTACGCAACGCCATTTCCCAAGGCGTCATCTTAAAGACCGCCTGAACGGAGCCGTATTCCTTTACAATGCGCGCTCGTTTCACGGCGTTCTTGGCCATGCGCTCCGCGCGCTGCGCTTTCATCTCGGGGCTGTTGAAAATCTCCTCGAAGATGTTTCGCGGCTCCTCCGCTGCCTGTTGCTCACGTTCTCGCTGATCCGCCCAAGCCCTGGCCGCTGCGGCATCATCGAATTTCTGCGGCTTCGGTGCCTTGGCGGCTTTGACGGCCTGATTGAGCGTCAGGCCCGCCCGCTTGGCAATCGCTTCACACCGGTTCTTCGCCGCTGCGCGCTCGCCATCGGTCGCGCCACCTGTCATGAGGGCGTGAACCTTGCGGAATTTATCGATGTCCAAAGTGGACGCGGAAGCGGTCATTCATCGCCTCCCGATGGAGCGCCGATATCGACGTCATTTTCGATGAGGATTCTTGCCCACCAGTCGGCCTGTCTCGGCGTCAGCGTGAGCTTCTTCTTGTAGAGCTTCGCCCACTGATAGACCTGGGCGACGAACGATGTCTCTTTTTCGTTCAGGTCGCATTCACTGACGAGATGCGGCGCCCACTTTGTCACGACCTCCCAATCCACCTTGACGCGGTCTGGCATCGGTGGCGGTGCTGGCTCAGCCTTCTTGCGAGCCTTCGGTTTCTTTGGCTCGGGTCGATCCCGGTAAACCACCCGGTCAACAACCCGGACTTTCGGCTGCATTTCGCCGGCAAGGTCGTGCAGTGATGCGCCAGACTTTTCCAAGATGCGGATGATTGCTCGCGCTGTGGCAACCACCTCGCCGTCATGGTCGCTTGCAAGGCGCGGAAAGAGCTTCCCAAGCTTGTCGATCGTGGCGAGAGCAATCATTGCAGAACCTCGCCCGCGCGCGCAGCGTCATACTCAGGGTTTTCATGGGCTCCGCCCAAACCCGCAAGGAACTTCGTCCCTTGACCCAAAGCACTGGCTTCGCCAGCGCCGTTTTCACCATCTTCATCGACGTCATCGCCAAACAGCCACGCCCCAATTGCCGGAGCGTCCAGTTTTGCTTTTGAGGGGTCGATAACAGGAAACGACGGCGTTCCGGCTCTCATGCTGGATGTGCGGCGAACGTCGTCTTCGGATTGAGCGGCGTAAGCTGCAGCCTCCTCTTCCGTGTCGAACCGTCCGAGATCCATCGTGACGCCCATGGCCGTGATCGTTGCCCGCCATTTTGAGCGACCGCGATCAAACCGAACGTGAGTTGAAACGACGAGAGAAGATGCGGACTGTAACGGTGAAGATTCTACCATTACGCTGCGCGCGCGTTCTTTATATAGGGTGGGCAGTTTTTTTTCTTTGGGACCAGCGGACAAAATGTCCGGTTGGTCCCCAACGTTTAACAGGACATTTTGTCCGGTTGGTCCCATACGCTTGGCACCCATGATTTGCTCCTTGGTCAGGGTGAAGTCGTGATCCAGTTTCAGGCTGATGAGGTCAGCAGCGCGCCCGCGCCTTTCAGACGCTTGCCGGCGGCTTCGAGACACGATGCCAAGAGCTTCCAAAGCGGTGACACCACGCCGCGCAGTGCGCTCCGCAACATCAAGCCGGTCGGCAAGCTCTTCTCTGGTGATACCGCAAGCGCCAGCATCGTCAGCGCAACGCGACAGCACCTTCAGGATCGCCATAAGCGTCCTGTCAGGAATGTCCTGTCGTTTGAGCCATGCTGTTGCGGTCGAGCTCATCAGGCAAAAGCCCTCCGCAGCATCTTCATGTTGCGGGCTTCCTCGACGGCTTCACGAGCCTGAGGCATGGAAAGGCCGAACCGTGTCGCCAGCTCCTGGGCGGGTTCCGGTGGCCATGTAGGGAGGTTGGAAAGCCAGATGGCGGCAGAGGTGACCGAAGGTGTTGCCGTCATGGCAATGCCTCCTCAAAGAGGTCGGGGCGAAGCTGGCTTTTCTTGATAAAGCCCTTCGTCACGCGATCGATGGAAATTGCCAATTCGGCAGAGACGCGACCCTTACGTTTCGCGGCCCAAATAGCGTTCTGAGATTTTCCGACAAGCTTACCAAGCTTGGCTTCCGATCCTGCGATGGAAATAGCGGCTTCTAACAGCCGCGTGATCTCTTTTGGATTGGGTGTGTTTATCATGGCCCGACATAGTTAACACACTAGACTGTTAACCTTCAAGCAAAATAACACATTGGGCTGTTATACAAACTGATCGCCGTGTGTCATTAAGGGCCATCGAAAGATGGTGGGGCAAATGACCGACGAAAAAAAAGAAACTCGTATTGACCGTATGATGTCTGCGAAGGGCGATGAGATCAGGGCCGCCCGCGAAAAACTGGGTATTTCCCAGGCCGAACTTGCGTCCAGAGCTGGCACAAACCAGCAAACAATCGATCGGCTTGAGCGGGGCTTGACGAGACAATCAAAATACATGCCTGAAATCCGTGAAGCCCTAGGGCTTAACCCCTATCAGGAGACGGAGGAAAGTCTTGTAAGGTTTTCAGCAAAGCATGAGGGCGGGTATGGCGTTCGAGCGAACGTAGCTGAAGACTATCGAAATCCCGATAAAATCCCTGTTTTCTCGATGGTTGAAGAAGGTGGCCTCTGGGTGATTGGAGGAGAGCCGACGTTATTTCTCCCTCGCACTTACCCGGTGGCAGAGGCGCTTGGTGCATACGGGATTATTGTCCCAGATGACCTCATGGCACCGGCTCTCAGAAAAGGGGAAATCGCAATAGTGGACCCCGACGCTTCGGCTGACTACGCTGGCGAAGTCTTTCTTATCCACGGTCTTTCCGACGGCCGAACCGCAGGGATTCTTCGCAATTGGGTCGGATACGAGCATTATAAAAGCAACGATGAAAGAGGCGGCGCTGAACAACACGTTCGAGTAAGGACGTTCAACCCTCCTGAGGTAACTTTGCTTCGTTGGCTGACATGGCCAGCGATGGGGGCTGTCGTCGCTAAATTACCGATGCCTAAAAAATAACAATTCAATGTGTTGACGATAACACACGCTGATGTTAACTATAACTCCATCAACTCGATGGAGCGAACATGCAATCGCATCTCAACGACAACCCAAATGAAGAGAAGCCGGCCGTCACCGCCGACAACTTCCCCAAGATTGATACCAGTGGATCGCTGGCAGATATCCTTGTGGAAGTGGTCGCGCGGCTTGATCAGGTTTCTGAAGTTCTTTCCCGTGAATACCTCTGGCTCAAGCCGAAGATGGCTGAGGCCCGCGCCGATCAGGCGGAGCATGTCGCGGCTGGTCTGGTAGACCCCGACCTGAACGATGGCAGCGACGTTGAAATTACTTTCGACAACGCCGAACTCGACAAGCACCTTCTCAACGTCCAGATGGCCTCGCTGATCGCCAACGATGCGGCGACGGCTATCAAGTCCGGTTTTGTGACGGAGGGCGACGAATGAACGCCCACGCTTCCACGGCTGTTGCCGACATTAAACTGCAGCTGATCGAAGACGAGCCTCGTGCGCTCGACCTCGATATCGCCAAGCGTCTCGGCTTTTCCAAACCCACCAACATTCGCAATCTCATAAAGCGCAACCTGGCAGAATTGGAGCGATTTGGGGTTTGCTTCACGGCGAAGCAAACCCACTCCGGCAAAGGCGGTCGCCCCACTGATGAGTATTGGCTGAACGAAGAACAGTCTTTGCTGATTGCCGTTCTTTCCGACACCGAAAATGCCGCGGAAGTCCGCTTCATGATCATCAAGGTTTTCGTCGCTTGGCGGAAAGGTCATCTGGTTGGCGACGTCAACCCGGGACACGGTGACCCGGGGCAGCAGGAATTCATGTTCGAAGAGGACGGCCTGCAATTCTTCCGCGCCGAGGTCACACGCAGCGGCAACGAAGTCACCCGCACGCTTGAAGGCGTAAAGCTGGCGATCATCGGTTACGTCAAGAAGGCGATATCCCCAAGCCTTCTCGCTCTGTCCGACAAGATGCAGGATTTCCGCGACCGCACCGGACGAGGCCTCAACACCGTCAACAACAACGTGAAGACGGTTCAGGGCCAGTTAGCCGATCTGAGCGCCAAGTTCTCGCCAGCCAACGGCGACCGCCCTGTAATCATGTCCGAGTGGTACGGCTGCGGCCGGATCTATCGCGAAATCTACGGCATGGAGAAGATGCCCCGGCAGGGAATGCTCTCTGCCGCCGTCACGCGCTCGCTTGACGCCTTCGTGCTCCGCTCGCGCCAGAATTACAACATGACCTTGATCGAGACGAATACCGCGCCGTCACGCGCATGGCACATTGATGCCGTGCGCCCTTGGTTCGACCAGCTCGGCAAGCGGATGATCGACCAGCACGTCAGCAACCATTCCGCCCCGCTTTTTGAGAGGAAGCAGTCATGATCAAGCCAGCGAAGTTTCTCGCAACCGGCAAGCTGAACGGCAAAGACGTGTCGTTCTTCCTTCCTCCTCATGATGAGCCAGACTTTATCTGGGTTGACATTGGAGAACTGGCGGCGGCGTACCTGCCAGAAGCGGAGGCGGTCAAGCTGGTGCGCGTTGCGCAGGCCCTCACTGCTACGTCAGGCTTTCGCCCGGTGTCCACCGCAGCGAACGGCGACAAGATTTCGACAATAGGAAGCCATCCCGTCGCGCAGGCTGTCTGCCGCGTCATCGACGTTGCAAACGGCAACACCGAAGAAAACGGGCCTGTCTTCTTGGATTACTGCTTCATGTCCGCTGATCTCGAATACGACCACCGAACCCTAGGAATGACGGGGATCATCGCCGCTTCAAAGAACCAAGGCGGCCCGTTCCTTCGAACTGAGTAAAGAACACCCGCTGTAGGCGGAACCCCAATTCACCTGACAATTTGGAGACACCATCATGCCGAACACGATTCCGGCCGCTGGCGAAGCCATGCCGAAAACCACCCGACGTGCATTCCTCGCCACTGTTGCCGTTGCGGCGCTTCCTGTCTCGGCTGGAGCTTCCACGGCTGTTGCAGCCATCCGGGCCGAACCGTCAGCACTGGCTGCGCTGATTGATACCTACTTCAAGGCTGACGCCGAAGCCGACGCGGCATCGGAGATTGAAGGACAGTTTCTCGACATGCCCGGCCGTCCGGATTGGCCGGAGGTCGCCCCAACGGAGTTCAGTGGTCATCATTTTCCGCTGCGCTCTATGGGGTACTATGACCGGAGTTCTATCGAAAAGGTCTTCGACGTCGAAGATGGTCGCATCCACAAATGGCTCGAATTCTTTTCGGTTGATGGTGACGGCAACCCAGCCTCTCCAACACCTGAAAACATCGCGCACCGCGACAAGCGGCTACAGCGCAATGACAGCGAGCGGAAGGCGCTTCTTGCCGTCTATGACGCCCGCCAGAAGGTTTGGGATGATTGGTCCTGTGAGAGCGGCCACGCAGCGGCAAGCAAACGTGCGGAAGAACTGGATCAATATCGGAATGACCTGAACGATCAGGTGCTGGCTTACCCTGTAACGACCTTTGACGAGGTGATGATGAAAGCCGATTTCATTGAAGAGACATTTGGCGGTGAAACGCGCGCTGTCCTCTCGGCAAATCTCGTCAAGGAAATTGCAGGACTGCGGAGGGCAAAGGCATGAAGACGACCCGTCGCACTTTCCTCGGCGGCGCTGCTGCCGCCTCTCTGCCGGTCACAGCTGGCACCTGCGTTGCTGTAACAGCAATTCAGGCAGAGGCCGCCACATCTGCGCCCGTTGCTGAAAACTCCGATCTGCTGGCGGCATATGCCCGCCTGCAGGATGCTCAGGCCGAGTTGCATGCTGCACAGGATGCGCTGGAGTGGATCGCAGACGAGTGGCGGCACCTGTGGCCGCTGGCCCCCGAAGAACTGCTGTTAGGCGCGCACGCCGGGTACTGGGGGCGCTCCGATGGCGCTGAGAGAGATATTGTCGGGCGCTTGTTGGTTCGGGACACGAGTGCCTTGTGCAAGCGGTTCAGCAAGCGGCAACGGCAGGAAACGCCAACTGCGTGCTTCTTCGTGATGGCATCAGACGATGTGGAAGAAACTCTTGAGGCGCTGCGCAATCGCAAACCTGGGGGGAAAAGCGAGAAGACGCTGGCCAAGTCGCGTGCAGACTTGGAAGCTGCGATTGATCGGTTCGAACACAAACTGGTTTTGGCGCAGGAATACGAGACAAGCACGGCCATGCTGCGCGAAGCTGCCGGCGTTGACGCTGCGAAACGACGCATCAACGATGCGGAAACCTCCGTTGCCGTTATCAGTTCTGAAATCTCTAAATTGCCAGCGTTCACTCATGAAGGTTTGGTGATCAAGGCTGACGCCATCAGGGCCAGCGGGATTTTCGAGGCCTTGAGACGAAGCGAGGGCGTTCTCCCTGAAATGGCTCGCTTCATCGAGCAGGTGATTGCCATGGGCGGGAGGACTTCCGCATGAGCGACCCCCGCACCAAATTTGACGACGCCACCGGCGCGGCCGAAAGCTTCATCCACGCCATGAAAGGGCTGATCGATACCTCCTTCAATGGCGGTAACGAGAAGCCGAAGGATTATTGCGCCCTCCAACTGCTTGCGGATTCCGCCATTCGTGAAATCACCGAGGCTTACAAAGCCTTCGGTGAAATGGAGGGAAGCCGATGATTGACCGCTCCACCGAACCGCACTTCGTTAAGACCGAAGACATTGAAGTCGCGCCAGGCGTCCGCATTGGCGATCTGCAAGACGTAGATGCTTGCCGGGAGGCCGTCGCCCGATTGGAATACGAAATCGGCTCTATCTCCTCCCAGATCGCCCGGGCGGAGGAAGACCCGGCTTCGGTTCTTCCGGGGTGGAGAACCCGCGCCCAGAATGCGCAGCGCTGGAAGAAGAGAGCGATCAAGGCCATCAACGTCCGCGCCAGCGAGTTTGGGAAGCAGGAAGTCAAACCAGCACCGGCACACAAGAACGAGTGCCGGGAAGCCATCCTGAAGGTCATACGGGAGGATATCGGGGAAGCGGCCATGGAGGCATACGTGGCGACCGCCAAGCGCCGCTATCCGGAACTGTTCACCCCTGTGGATAAGTCGAATAACGGGGAGAACGACGGATGAGCGTCTTGCCGGAATGGACAAAGGCAATGCTTCCAGTCGGGATGGATGACGCCGCCACACTGTTGGGCGTCTCCCGTCGCTTCCTCACCAATCTCGTCAAGACCCACCACCACTATGAGAAGCGCGGGGCGAAGAAGGTTTTTTACCCCGAGCACATCGTTTTGCTGCGGGAAAGCTTGAAGGAGAAAGCGCCGTGTCGAACCTCGAACTCAAACAGCGCAACGGGGTCTGGTACGCGTCTGGCACAATCGCCGGCGAGCGCATACGAGAAAGCCTTGGAACTCGCGACAAGAAAGTCGCAGAAGAGCTCCGGGCGCAATACGAAGCGCGCGTCTGGAAACGTCATACCTATGGCGAGGAAGCGGTAAGGCTGTTTGAAGAAGCGGCGACGAGCTACATGCGGCAGGGCGGCGAAGCGCGCTTCCTGGCACCGATCATTAAATATTTTAAGGGCAGGGCGGTCGGCACGATAAAGCCGGCCGAACTGCGTTCTATGGCGCTGACCGTTTTCCCGACTGCGGCACCGGCCACGCGGAACCGGCAGGCCATCGTTCCCGCGCGCGCCGTGATGAACCATGCCCATGATCTGGGGTGGTGCGGCGCTATCAAGGTGAAGATGTTCGAAACGCCGAAATCGAACAAGCACCAGCCGGTCGATCGCAAATGGTTGGATGCATTTCTGGCGCAATCCGACAAGGATAAGCTGTGGCACTTATCGGCGCTGGTGCTGTTCATGAACCAGACCGCGGCGCGCGTGTCCGAGGCCGTGAACCTCATGGGCGAACACGTCGACCTATCCGAACGCGTGGCCGTGCTGGCCAAGACGAAGACGGAAGAATGGTCGGTGCGGCACCTGACAGCCGAGCTCGTGTCGAGAATGGCGGGGCTGGACATCCAAAAAGGGGAGCACGTTTTCAGCTATACAGACCCGAAGTCGGTCAACAAACGCATTGCAGCGGTTTGCGATCGGGCAGGGATCGAGAAGAGAACGACCCATTCCGCTGGGCGGCATTCGTTCGGCACGAACGCCATGAAGCTGCCAGACGCGGATATCAAGATGGCGATGGACGCTGGCGGCTGGAAGTCTGCGAAGCTGTTTTTGGAAACCTATGTGCACAGCAAGAACGCTGGCAAAACGCTTGCTGAAAAGCTCGACAAGCAAAATGGGCTCATTGGCACAGATTTGGCACAGCCCAAAGAGAAGAAGGCCTATCGATTTGGAAAGAAAGGGTAA